ACTGCTATCCAATAGAAATTAATGAAATTTTAACAAAAATTCAAGAGAAATGGAATAAGATACATAATGAATATGAAAGACAACAATCTCAATTACAAAAAGTAAAAGATATGAAGATAGATGAAATGTTAGATTTTTAGTCTAACATTCCATTATTTGACAAAGAAAAAATTTTATGTTATAATATAATTATGAAAAGTTTAGTAAAAAAGGAAAGATTAGATTATGAAAAGTATAAAATTAATTTATAGTAATTTTGATGAAAATACAGGAATTTCAAAAGTAAAGATTAGAACTAATCTAGGAGAATTTGAAGGCTCATCAAAATTACATGAAGAAGATAAGAAAATTGTTTCTCATTTTGCAGGTTGTCAATATGCGGAAATGCGTGCTATAATAAAATATATGAAAACAAAAATAAAAATTATAAAGATACAAATCAAAGAATTAGAAGATTTTCAAAAAAGTTTATCTTTAAGAAATGATTATAACCACTATTCTATTGAAAATTGTAAAATGCGTAGAAGAATTTATATGTTAAATAAACAAGTAAAAGATTGGCAAGAAAGAGCGCAATCTTTAAATAAAAAAATGTTATCTATGATGGAAAAAAGAGAACATCTCATAGAAGAAATAATTAAAAAAGGAGAGAAAAAATAATGGATTGGATGACAATGTTAAATCAAATGCTTGATATCATTTTACCTGCTGCTGCAAGTTTAGTTGCAATATGGTTTGGAATACTAGGAAACAAAATGAAAGCAGCTTATTTAGAAAAAGTTAATTCTGAAACAAAGAAAAATGTAGTTCAAACAACAGTTGAATATGTTGAGCAAGTTTACAAAGATATTCACGGAGAAGCAAAACTAAATAAAGCAATAGAAAGAGCTAGTGGAATATTAAATGAAAAGGGTATTACTGTTTCAGAGACAGAATTAAAAACATTAATTGAATCTGCTGTATATGGATTAATGCAAGGATGGACAATAGATGATGACGCTACATATACATTAACAGAAGCTGGACAAGAGGCTATTCAAGAAGCACAAATTAACGAAGAAGCTTAATTTAAGCTTCTTTTTTGATTTATTAAAAAAAATATTATATTATAAAAATAAGAAAGGAATGATAATTATGATTAAAATTTATACAGATGGCTCAAGTAGAGGTAATCCGCGGCGATGGAGGCTATGCTGTAGTTATTTTATTAAATAACATTATTGAGTATAGTTATAGTAAGCAACTAACAAATGTAACTAATAATCAAATGGAATTACAAGCAATCTTGCATGCTTTTAAACATATTATATCCAAAAATCCAGAAGAAGATTTTGTTATTTATTGTGATTCCGCATATTGTGTTAACATATGTAATGATTGGATATTTACTTGGGCTAAAAATAATTGGATTAATAGTAAAAAAGAGGAAGTCAAAAATATAGATTTAATTAAAGAATTATATTCATATTTAAAAGTTGATTTTCCTAACTTTAGAATTGAAAAGATACCTGGTCATAGTGATATTTTAGGTAATGAGTTGGCAGATGCCTTATGTTCTAATAATGAAGCAAAATTTGCCAAGATAAAAAAAGAAAATAATATAAGAGATAAATATGATTTTATCATTTGAAAATTTTAAAAAAATATGATATAATAGTATAAAGAATAAAGAAAAGGAGAAGAGAATTATGGCGAATAAAATGTATGATAAACACCAGGACAGGTCCTATTAATTATTCTTTTATATTCTTTAATAATAGTAGAAAGAGAGGTAAATTATGAAAACTTTAAATTCAGTATATTGTTTTACTAATTTAATAAATAATAAAAAATATATTGGTTCTACTATTCAAGATCCAAACAAAAGAAAAAATCAACATATTTATAATTCTATTAATCAAAATGACAAAACTAAATATAATTATCCATTATATCAAGCTCTTAGAAAATATGGTATAGATAATTTCAAATTTGAAATATTAGAACAAAAAGAGTGTGAAGAATTAGAAATTAGAGAAATTGAATCTAATTATATAAAACTATATAATACAATTTCTCCTAATGGATATAATCAAACAGATGATACTCTACATCCTATTAATGATATTGAATCATATAAAAAAATGAGTGCGACAAAAAGAGAAAAAGCAAAATCTGTTGCTGAAGTAGACACAAATGGAAATATTTTAAAAATTTATCAAAGTATTGTTGATTGTGCAGAAGAAACTGGTTGTAACGAAAAAAAGATTGGTAGCGTATGCAGAGGAGAACGACATCACACTCAAAATAGAATTTTTTATTGAATAGATGATAATAATAAACTAATTGTTCCTGAATATAAAGGAGAAAATAAATTATATAAGGGTGCAAAAGGAACTACTCAAATTCAAACAACTAGTAAAAAAGTTGCAAAAATTGATCTCAATACAGAAGAAATACTAGAAACGTATGATACAATAGCTCTTGCTGCTAGAGAAAATAATTGTGATTCTAGTGCAATTAGTAAAGTTTGTAGAGGAATTAGAAATAAATGTGGAGGATTTAGATGAAAATATATAAATTAGAAAGGAGTAAATATCTATGCAAAAAGGTATGTATACTAAAGATTCTATAGAAAGTTTAGACCCACTTGAATTCACAAGATTGAGGCCTCAAGTATATGCAGGTGATACAACTTATGCAACTCAACTTTTAGTAGAAATAGTATCTAATGCTGTTGATGAATTTAGACTTGGCCATGGAAACAAAATTGAAGTTGAACTTAAAGAAAATATGGTTAGAGTTAGAGATTATGGTCAAGGATTTTTAGTTAATGAAATGCGTGAAGATGGAAAAACTGTGTTAGAAGCTGCATTTAGTGTTATTAATACATCTGGAAAATATAGAGAAGATGGCACTTATGAAGGAACTTCATTAGGTAGTTTTGGAATAGGAGCAAAAATTACCACTTTTTTATCTCATGTGTTAACTGTTACAACTTTCAGAGATAAAAAATGCGAAATGATTACTTTTGAAGAGGGGAAGTTTACTGATAGGAAGGTTTTTAAAGAAGAAAAAAATAATAAACCTTTTATAAATGGAACTGAAGTTCAGTGGTGTGCAAGCGAAGAGTTTTTTACATATCCAATAGTAGAAATTTCAAAAATACATGAACTATTTAAAACTATTGCATGTTTATGTCCAGGTCTTACTATTGAATTAGATGATAATGGTAAAAAAACTTCTTATAGTTCTGTTAATGGATTAAATGATTTAGTCGATGAAGCAGTAAAAGATAAAGAAATAATTAACAACAGATTTAATATGAAGTTTGAAAATGGAAAAAATAAAATGGATATGATATTAACATATACATCAAATTATTCACTTCAATTAGTACCATATGTAAACACTGGTTTAACAGAAAAAGGACCTCATATTACTCAAGTTAAAACTATTATAACAAGAGAAATGAATAAATTTTTTAAAGAAAAAAAATGGTTAAAAGCTGGAGAAGATAATTTGTCTGGAGAAGATTTCCAAGAAGGAATGTATATTGTGTTTAACATTACAGCTCCTAATATTGCTTATGATGCGCAAGTTAAATCAACAGTAACTAAAATTGATATGACTCCATTTACTCAAGTTATTTCAGATAATCTGCAATATTGGTTTAGAAATAATGAAAAAGAGATAAAAATAATTGCTGATAAAGCTATTGCCGCAAAAAAGGCAAGAGAAGCAGCAAAAAAGGCAAGAGAAAAAATTAGAGAAACTAACAAAAAGAAAGATAAAGTTTTAAAATTTGATAGCAAACTTGCAGATTGCAATAGTAAAGACAGAAGCAAATGCGAAATCTATATAACAGAGGGAGATTCTGCTTCTGGTAACTTAAAAATGGCAAGAGATAATGAATTCCAAGCCATCTTACCAGTGCGTGGTAAAATATTAAATGTCAGAAAGGCGCCCCTTGATAAAATACAAAAAAATGCGGAAATAATGACTATGATAGAGGCATTTGGATTAAAAGTAGATATGAAAACTATGAAATTAACCTATGAACCTGAGGATTTGCGCTATGGAAAAATAATCATCGAAAGTGATGCTGACGTTGACGGGGCACATATCAAAAATTTATTCTATACTTTTATTTGGACATTTTGCCCTCAATTAATAGAGGATGGCTATGTATATGCTGGATGTCCACCTTTATATCAAATAACAGAAGGAAAAGATAAATATGTGTACTTGAAAGATGATGAAGCATTAGATAATTATGTAAAAACTAATCAAGGCAAGAAATATGTTGTAAAACATTTAAAAGGTTTAGGAGAGATGTCTGAAGAAGAAACTCAATTATTAGTAGATCCAGATCAAAGAATTATTAAACAAGTTACTATTGAAGATGCAGAGGCGGCAGATAAATTATTTGACGATCTTATGGGAACTGCCATTGTGCCAAGAAAAGAATTTATAAAACAATATTCAAAGGAGGCTACATATGGAATCTAATGATTTAATAAATGAATTAAAAACTAATTTTATAGAATATAGCGCTGCGGTAAATGGCGATCGTGCTATTCCAGATGCAACTAGTGGTTTAAAACCAGTAGCTCGTAGAATATTATGGGGAGCTTTTGATGGTGGATATTCTTCTTCAAAAGAATACGCTAAATGTGCTAGAATAGTTGGAGATGTAATGGGAAAATGGCATCCTCATGGTGATTCTTCAATTTATGGTGCTTTGGTTAGATTATCTCAACCTTGGATTATGAGATATCCTTTGATAGATTTTCATGGAAATATGGGTAGTATTGCAGGTGATGGCCCTGCTGCCTATCGTTATACAAACGCAAGATTAGCAAAAATATCAGAAGAAGGTTTATTAGATGGAATAAAAAAGAAAAATGTAAATTTTATAGCAAATTATGATGAAAATGATTATGAACCTATCACTTTACCAGCTATTTTTCCTAATTTATTATGTAATCCAAACTCTGGTATTGGAGTAGCTATGGCATGTAATTGGTTGCCACATAATCTTAAAGAAGTGGCGGAATGTATTGAAAAATATATAGATGGAAAAGAATATGCTCTACCTGGACCAGACTTTCCAACAGGAGGTATTATAATAAATAAAGACGATATCCCTGGTATAATGGCAACAGGTCATGGTAGTGTTAAAGTTCGTGGTAAATATAATATAGAAAAACAAAATATTATATTTTATGAAATTCCATATGGAACTACTATTGAAGGTTTATTAAGTGAAATAGGAATAGTATGCGATAAAAAAGAAATTGAAGGTATAGAAAATGTTAGAGATGAAAGTGGAAAAAAGGGATTAAGAATAGTTATAGAATGTGAAAAAGGAATTAACCCAGAATCAATAGTAATGAAATTATTTGCAAAAACAAATCTCCAAACTTCAATTTCATATAATCAAGTTGCTCTT